AGGAAATAGTTGTGTTTCTAGATCAAATATTTCAGATAAATTTTGTTTTTGTATTTCACGTGAAAGAACTTTAAATAATTCTAATGTAAGTTCAGCATCTTTTTCTGCATAAGCACCTACATACATCGCCGGAAGTTTATACATTTCAGATTTAGCATCTACACCAGCAGCTTCTGCTGCTTCTTTTAAACCTTTTTCATCTTTAACTTCTCTTAAATATTCAAATGCAATACTATTTAAAGTATAAGATAATCTATTCTCATCAATCAATGATGACATAACCATTGTATCAACAATAAAACCATTAATTTTTATATTGTATGATCTTAACCAACAGACATCATACATTGCATTATGAAATATTTTAACAGCATCGGTTGCACAAACTTCTTTTATATAATCTAGTACAATTCTTTTATCTAAATTTCCTTCTCTATGTCCTATTGGGTAATACCCTGACCAACCATCTACAGCTAATGCAAAACCTATTATTTCACCTTCACCAATAACTGCACCGGATCCTCTTGATTTAAGATTAGGATCTTTAGTCTCTAAGTCAATTGCAATATATTTTGCTTTACTTAAATCAGGAAAATTTTCTGGACATGTCCATTCCGTTTGCGCTTGAAACATCATATTAATTTACCCCAAAAATAATAAGTACATAATGTATAAAAGCACAAATCATGAACTGCTACTATGTTCATAAATACTTATCTTTTATTTTTTTATTTAAGCTTTCTTTATTACTAAAAGCATAAAGAGCTGCATGATAATCTTCAGGAAAGATTTCATAAAAAGGTCCTTCTTTACCATTACACCCTTCTCTTACAGGATATATTTCTAAATAAAAATTATATTTACTTACTTTTATTTTTTTTCTTACTGTCGCTGTCATATGTATCTTTCATCTTTTTAATTTCTAATTCACAATAATGAATTATTTTTTCTAAATCTTGTATACCATTTTTATTTAAATATCTACACACGTACTTAATTACGTTCCCCTGAAAAAACGAGAGATCATTTTTTGATATAAATTCATATGGTTGAATGTGAAAGTCTTTATAGTGACTTCCGCCTATCTGCTTATCTTGTGGAAAGGCTTCTTCAAATATACCTTTGTTTGTCATATTATTTCTTCTCCTATGTTGTATTGATATTCATAACCTTGATTCATTATGAATAAGTTTTCTTTTGCTCTTGTCACACCAACAAAAAATAATCTATGTTCAGTGTCTTTATTTACTTGAGCTGCTTCGTAAATAATTCTTTCTAAATCTGTAAAGAGAACTACATTTTCTGATTCTTCTCCCTTAACTGCATGTATTGTAGATAATTTTATTCTTGCCGGTTTACTTAGATCCTCGCCGCTCGCCACTAGTTCCTTGATGTAATCATATTGATAATCTTTAAATCGTAATGCATTCCAGCCTCCAGATGCAATCAGGCCATGTTCTAGTCTCAACTCGTCCATATCTACAGAGTCCACATTTACTAGAGACTTGCCACCAGAAAAACCATACTTCACGTCGCCCTCTTCATACTTTAAATATTCATAAATGTTTCTCGCTTCTTCACCAGATATGCTCGCACCTCTATTTAATCTTCGCCAATCATTGATTGCTTTTAATGCTTCGTTGGGCAACAGATCATTAAATTTACACTCAAACCGGTAACCTAATTCTTGGAAAGTGGGCACCAGATTTTTCATCTGTTCATTTGTTCTAGTTAGAATCATCCATTGTCCAGAATTAAAATGTAAATCCTCTAGTTCTAAATTTTCAAAGACTCTACCTTCTGCTTTTCTAGGCTCCCATGTTTTAATTCTTCTTTCATCAATATTATCTAAAATAGATAATGCTACTTTATGTATGGCTCTTGGTACCCTTCTTGATTCTGTTTGGTGATCAGGGATCCCTTCAAGGTTTATAAATGTTTTAGGGTCAGCCCCTTGAAATGCATAGATAGCCTGATCGTCATCCCCTGCAATGTATGATCTTTTACAACAAGATTCGATGTAAAAAAACATTTCCCACTGCAAAGGATTGAGATCTTGGGCTTCATCGAGAAAAACAGCGTCGAGGGAAGGACATAGTTTTTTCTCAACAAACTTGGAAATCATGTCTGAAAATTCATACATGATGTAATCTTTTTTATAATCTAATATGTCTTGATTAATTTGTTCTAGTAAAGGTTCACTAATATAATCTATTAAGTCTAGTTCTACTGCAGCGTCTTGTAATTCAATTTTTTTACATCTTGAGTATTCTATGACCTGCATATACTGATTTCTATATTCATTAAAACCATTCTCATGTTGTTTAGTTTCAAAATGTAAATCATTGTGGCCATATTTATTTTTAAATGCATTCCAGTTTTTATCTTTTAGTAACTGAGTGTTGGTATCAATACCTAGTAACTTAGTTCCCATTGAGTGCATTGTACAAATCCAATCAAAATCAAATGTTGGATATTCTTTTTGTATTCTATCTCTTGCTTCATTTGCAGCTGCATTACTAAATGTAATGTAACAAATTTTTTTAGAATTTGTTTTATGATTTATTAATTCGTTATGTAAATGTTTATGTATCAATGTATGTGTCTTTCCTGTGCCTGGTGGTCCTGCTATTACAGTTCTCATTCAAATGCTGCTGGTTGTTTTTCTATTCTTCTTGGTATGTATTTCTCAACTTCTATCTTTTCTACAGTCCAAACTTTTACACTTTTTTCTTCTTTACCAACTGTAATTTTTACAACATCCGTCTTAGCACCAAACAATTGTTCTAGTAATCTTATTGTTTTATTTTTAGGATACTTTTTTTCTGACCATGTTTTTTGTTTAATTACATACGCCCAGAAATCTTTAAATTTAAAATAACTAACACCGTTTTGTGTGTATGGTTTTCTTTTCAATACATCTTCCATAGACTTACCATCTCTACTGATAAAGGTTGTTAGTAATTCTTTTAGTTGTATATCTTTTTTAGTATCGTCTGGAGCTTCAATGGTCGCCATGTTTTTCATTAAAGATGCTAATTGTTTTCTCCATACTAATTTAGCAACAGGAATTAAGGGTGTGCCTAATTCTGTCATACATTCAATACTAAACTTTTCATGATCGTGTAATGTAGGTGCATCTACTTCAACAGTATCTTCATCTATATCAACAAAAAATATTGGTGGATCAGATTCATATTTTCTAATCGCTGTGATTGCAGGCATTCTAACTTCACTACCTTTTCCAAATTGTTTTGTATAACAAAGTCTTTCATCACAAAAATTACAAATAGGTTTGTCTTTACATCTAAAATCATAATCTTTTGCATCAACTTGTTTTTTAATTCTAATAACATCTGTCGCTTTTAATGGTGGTTTGATATATTTTTCTACATTGTAATCTTCTATTTTATCTTGCCATCCAATTGGATCTGATTTTTTTAAATACACACCTATATTAAATAAACCATTATCACGACCTGATGCTGCAACATCACCATTACCTTCTATGATAGGACCATTTTTAATAATAGTATTTAAACATGGTGGACCATCAGGAAAATCTTCTTTTGGTTTTTCTTCTGTCTTGTTAATTAATAAATTTTTTAATTGTAAATCTTCTAGTGCAATTAAATCATATGCTTTTATAAAACTATCTATTGTTAAAGAATTACCATTATCATCAATTGCATACTTAACAGTTCTATCTCCACCATGATATGGCATGTTTAAAAAACTACCAACATCTCCTCTGTCGGCCATAATTCTAGATTGTTTAGGAAATATTTCTGCTTTAGCATAGCCTAGTGATGATGCCATTAGTTGTAATTTACTTCTCATTAAAGATGCAGGTACAAATTGTTTTACAAAACAATATACGTGTGCACCACCTGATTTAGATCTAAATACAATTAGTGGTAATTTCTTTTCTCTTATCTTTTTAATTAATTTTAAATGATCAAATGGATAGGTATCAATATCAATTGCACCCCATTTACATTTGTTTTCTTCATTGATAGGTATAATACCTAGTCCAGGTTCTTCACCTTTTAAATGCTTTTCCCATAACTCATCTGTTACAGGTTCTCTGATGGTTTTAGATCTAACTTCGTTTTTACCATCGTGTCTTATTTCATCAGTTTTTTTAGTGATACCATGAGCACTTTCTAAACCTCTAAATATATCTTTTAATCTTTCTAACATGTTCCCTCAAGTTGAAATTAAATTGGGCGCCACAAACGTAGCGCCCAAATGTGGCAATTATCTGTTTTGTTTATCCATGCTATCATGGAAATCTTTAGCTCTTTGATAAATCTCAGCGTTTTGAACTGGTCCTTCAGACTCTATTGAAAAACCATACCACTGATTACCTTTACCAGAGTTTAATACAGAACTTAGTTTGTAAGAGAAAGCAAATGATGCAGGTGTAAATGACCCTTGTTCATCTTTCATAGTCTGAGACATTTGAAGTGACTGCCATTTTCTTGCAACTTTGCCTTGAGATGCACTCATAGAAATTAGTGCAGTCTCTGCTTTTCCATCTTTACCAAGTATAATTACAAAGTTTTGATGTACAGTTAAAATGTAATTACCATTCTGTAATCTATCTTTACCACCATCTTTAGTAGTCTTAGATAAAATATCAGAATCTGCAGGAAAGATTTGTTCTGGTCTACCTGAACCAGTACCAAATTCTGCCCACTCTTGGTATTCCATTTTATAGTAACAAGGAATTACTACAATTCCTTCATCACCATCATACAGTTTTTTAGTCACTGTATTTAAAAACATTCCAGGTTCTGCACCTTCTACGTAATTTTGATTACGTTTCTGCGCTTCTCCTGAACCGTTTTGTAAAAGTTTTAAGATTGGTAATGCAAGAGATTCTTGTCTTACGTTCTCAAAACCTTTTGAGGCATCGTCTCTAAATAAAATAGTAGACGGTGTTTGTGCCGCTTTTTTAGTTGTTACATTGTTTTCCATGTTTAACTCCTTTTTATATTTGTACGGTTACCCACGTAAGTTTTAAAGCAATCAGGAAGTTCGATTCCAGACTCGTTACACTCCCTGACTACTCCTTTAAGGGTCTGAGGATGT